GACTAATTATATTATCTGTGTATTTCTCAATGCAGTTTGGATAAACCATTGCACCTTGCAGAATAATGTCGATCATGTTTCTAAGCTGTGGTCCCCACATTTTCATTTTCTCTTTGCACCTTACAATCAGTGGCCAATAAATCGCTTTAAGCGCTTTGCCACTTGTGATTGTAGCTTGCACTTCTTCAATATCAGGCATGTCAACCTGATTATAAGCTGATTTCTTTATTCGCTTAAGTGTAGTGTCAAGAGAAGCACTGTAGTTCATGCTTGGCTCAAGCAAACCAACTTGTGGATGCGCATTGTCCAAATTCTGATCTGAACCCAAATCCCAGAAAGCACCAGCTGCAGTGGAAAGATTCTTAGTAGAATTTGATTCCATATCCACAGTGTACTTAGTAGGATTCATTGATTTTCTCTGAGCATCAATATCTGCATTGGACAGCTTACTATACCAAGATTCTTCATCTTGCAGAATTTCAATCTCAGATTCACCTTTGTCCTCACCAGACAGACCATCATTGATAAAGATACTTACCGGAATCATAGGCATCAAGGTCGACTGATATTTAGTCACCTCTTCCAAGAGTTTTCCAGCACCATCATAAAGAGCTTCCTCAAGATAAACAACATCATTACCATCTTCATCAGTAACAAGCTCAAACTTCTTTTTGAAGATTCGTTTCTCACTCAATGTGATGCTGTCATTTACAATGATGAAACACACAAATTTGGTTATGATGTTTGGGTTACCAATTCGTGTCTCATAGATAAACTGTGTAGAAGGAAGGAATGTAATTGTTACTCCATCTTCTTCATTGAAGTTTACCAGACCAGCAACTCTCTTACCAATGAAACAATCTTTAGCTGCTTTGATAAGGGCTTCCTCAAAGTTGTTCTTATCAAGAACTGTTTTAACCAAGTCGTTCATAATTGTCAATGCATTCTTTGCATCTTCGGTAATCTTACCAACATCACCTTTCGGCTCAACCGTAATGTCAGGTGGCTCAGCAAAGAGGAACCTCGCTTCCTTATTGATAAGGGATGCGGCCATCTTATAATTAAGCTTGGCAGGCACATAATCACCGTTCGTACCCTCAATAGTAAAACTTGCACCTTTCTTATACACTTTATAGTATTTGCAGATTTGTGTCATCTCGTCCAAAGTGTCCTTTGCTGCACCTGAAACTTCTGCGTTTATCAATGCATAAGGAATACGGTTGAAAGCTGTCAAGACTTCGGTACTATTTTCGGCCGCTTGGACCTTAGCTTCTTCACTAGCCATCTTCCATTACCTCCTTAAACTCTTAAACTCGTTTTGCATAATCTAGACTTATCCAACCTGCTCCACTCTTAAGTTTACCCCATTTGGTAGCACCTATACCATTTGATTCCTCAATGATAGTGTAAACACCAACAGGACAGAATCCATTAGATGCGTAGTTGGTACCTGGCCCCTTTCTGATATTCAAGTCTTTAATTGATGTGTAAGGGCTAAATGTTGATGTGCTTGATTTCACTGTACCATTGATAGTGCAATATTGAGGATTGCCAAGCCAAATCCAACCAGCACCTGATTTAAGCTTACCCCAACCGTTATTAACCTCAACAATTGTAAATGTACCTTTGCCGGTCTGACCTTTGACTACACCGTCCATACTCGGTTGGCTTCTATAATTCAAATCATCAATCTTTACATTGACTGTAAATGGAATTGTAGAGAAGTTATTCACAATGTTAGGCGTTTTCTCAGGCTTAGTAATAGTTGTACCACCAAGCTTAGCAGTAACCTTAACAGCAAGGTCACCCATTCTCTGATACATCCAATCACCAGGACAGCTCTTATTTGCAAACCAACGATGAACCGTAAGCACCATCTCATCTGACTTAGGCTTATAGTTTAATGTCTTGCTTTTATCACCAAGCCAAAGCAGCTTCTTCTTACCATTACGCTTACAAATATCTACACATAGTTCAATAAGCTTGTTATATACAACGTTTTTAAATGCATATGGAGGTGTAGTATCAGATGCGCACTCAATTGTGACAGCTCTCTGGTCATTTGCATTAGATGAACTACACCAAGAACGATTCTTTTCTTCACAATACATTCCAACTCGTCCATCAGCACCAATACCGTAATTGCATGACGCCCGTCTTTCTGTCGGAGCGAAGATATTGCCAAGTGTCTCTACACTGCACTGACCAACTACGCAATGTGGAGTAATACGGTCAATTGCATGTGTTCTCTGCCCTGAATGATTTGGACTGAGTTTTGTGTAATTTACCAAAGGACTATTTGTGTATCCCATTATAAATTCCTCCTTTACCTTTCTTAGTGCCACCACACTTAACCATATTATTCATCTTCCTTTACTTCAGGAATACCAGCAACACTAGTCAAAATACTTACAATACCAGCAAGCAAGCTAGCACTACCAACCATTACCCAATTCACTTCTCCTATGGTAGCAGAAGCACCAACAGTTGCAATAGCAGTTTGAGCAACAGTCTTGATTGCACGAATACCAGCAGCTTTAAACCACTTAACAGTATTCACATTAGGCTTAAACACACTATTCTTGAACATGTTTTGTTCCTCCTTTCATAATATCAACCAGCTTTACTATTGAAGCGCTTGTCTTTAACATCAGCAACTGTTATTGTATCAAGCGCATACCAGATCGCCGAAAAACTATGAGGGTCAATATTAAACTCATCATATACTGTATCGCCATTCGGCTTCTTTAAGTACGTCAAATCCTTAAGCTCACGTATTACATTCTTACACTTAGGACTACATATTATTTTCTTGAATCGCTTAATCTTTCTTGTATTAGACAACCTTGAACCTGCAAACTTATTTCTACAAGCACGAATCCTGAACCCGTTTTGCCTGTAGTATGCAATTGCTTTAGGGTCCTCATTATCTGCTACAATCATCTTAGCGTAACCTGCATTATACAAGTCATTCAATCGTTTCTTTAAAGCTTGCATCTTTGGTTGATTTGCAAACGCATCATCTGTCACATGATTCATGTAGATTTCATCCCATATATACAGGATAGACTTCTTCAAATCTACACTCATACTGATAACAGCATTATACGATTCCTCAAAACCAAAGTCAAATCCAAAGTACTGAGCACTTGGCCCAAGCTTTGTTATCTCATCCTTAAACTTCTTAGCATCACTTGCTACTTGGAACTGAGGCAATACTCTTGTACCACTTGGACCAAACCTTCCCCATCTTGCTACTCGATACAATGGATAATCATATGTCTTAATTTCTTCCAAACGTTTCATGTACTGACAAGGCAACCAAGGGTTATCATCTGGAATACTATGATGATAATACACACCATTGCGAATTAACGTCCTTTTAGCATATAACTCTTCGTCATTCAGAATTACATGTTCTCTTCCTTCTTCATCTAAATTTACAAAGAAGTGTCGATATACCCAATTGTCTCTTCCGACAGGGTTGCAGCTTAAGATAAAGTGCATGCTTACATTTGGAGTACGAATACGACCAAGCATCTCTTTATAACCTTCATACTTAATCTCAGAACACTCTTCCAACCAGACAATAGAAACACCATTGATAGACTTTACTTTCTCAGGCTTATCCATTCCTTTGAAGATTATTCTACTTCCATTTGGAAACTTAAACTCCATCGGTGATTTCAATGCCCTTACTTTCGTTTTGAATGCTCTTCTATCATCATCTGTAGTTAACAAATCCATGTCGTTTAAGATTTCCTTAAACAAGTCATAACATGATTCAGTCAGCGTGTCATATACTTCTCTTATTACAAGAACTTTACGTTTCTCTTCTAAGCACTTAAGAATGATTTTCAAAGCTACATGGTACGACTTACCACTACCATACCCACCCACTAATAAGTAAGTCTCATAGTCCCAATCGAATACGAAATCAGCAAACCTTTCTGATACCTCTTTGGTAATCTCCATGCCTACTCATCCTCTCAATCATCAGGCCAGTAATTTAAGTCATCAGGCTCTGGTTTCGCTTTTTTAGCTTTACTTTTTTTAACGTCTGTGCTTGCAGAAGCAGTCCAGTCCTCATCTTCTTCAGAATCATTAGCACTTTTACGAATAATATTAACAACTATATTGTTGTCTTTATCTTTAGTATACAGCATGTCTCTGTTACGCTTCCACTGTTCTGGCTTTCTGTTATTCAACCAACACATAATGGCTGTTGGATTGGGTGAAACTTCTCTTTCTATTTTCTCAACTCTTATAGTTCTGTTTCCATTCTTGTCTGGAGGACTGATTATTGTTTTTACGTCTGTTGTTGTATACCCTAATGCTACTTTAAGTAGAGCATTCTCAACTCTGTAATCAACAATCTCTTTTCCATCCTTGATTGCTTGTTCAATCTCAGGATACGTTTTTCTCCATGCAATGAGCGTCTTTTCAGATACTCCTATTTTCTTAGCAATATCAGACAAAGTAAAATCTCTTGCCCAACAGCGAAGAAGTTCAAGCTTTTCTTCTTTGAGCCACTCATCTACTTTGCTGTTGTTTATACGTCCCATTTTACTTACCTCTTCCTTTCTTTAGTTTATTTTCAGATTCAAGATATTTTTCAGCAAGAACCACTATAGCATCTTCTTTGTCTGACTTCTTTACCTCACCTTTAGCAATCAACCTTTCAATCGCTTTATCAAGGATTCGTCCACCTTTAGCTTTAATATCTGACCTACCAATGATGGTGCTAATAGGTACATACTCTTTATCTTTGGCATCTTCAATCCAGACTTCTTTTAATTCTGACATATGATTCTTCACTATCTCAAGCATTGCCATAAAACCAACCGCTGTATTTCTGACTCGTAATGCTTTACTTACATCACTTATCGTATCAAGATACTTATCATATTCGGCCATTCGTAACATAAGAGTTTCGTTTGACCTTACTTCTTTCATAACATCTTTTAATACAGCTTTAATCTCTTCAATCTCAGAAGGAAGAAACAAAATATTCAATACTTGATACTGCAATCCTGAATAAGACATGCTCTGAGTGCTTATGTTATCTAACAGCTTAAGTGTCTCATCATCTAATCCGGAATATGCTTTCATATTCACATCATCAATGCTCTTATATAGTTGCTTTAATACAGCCATGTCATCTTTACCACAAATAGCATTATGACTTAACTGAATAGCAATACGCTGGTCCTTTGTCAATGGTTCCTCTGTTACTTGAACATCTATCTCTTGTAGCCCTGCTTCAATAGCTGCTTGAACTCTGTGGTTTCCACTTAACACTACTAAATTCCAGTCGTCATCATAAACACAAAACGGAAGCTGAGTCAAACAACCATCACGTTTTATATTCTGAACCAACCTCTGGAATTCATCAGCATTCATAAACCTTGCATTCACCTCGAGCAGCTTTATTTCTCTCGGGTCTACTTTGATGACTTTCGTCTCCATAGTTCGTATCCCTCCTTAAGACTCCACTGCCCCATTGGTGCTCCATAAGACAGATTCCATTTTTTCACTTTACCATTTTCGTCTTTTTCAATTTCTTTTCTTCCAAATAATTCAAATAAACCACGATATTTCATGCTTACAGGATTCTTACTAAATGCATTTGTCGTAATGCTGTTTGCTCTCTTACCTGTTACTTTCTCAGCCAAAAATCTTGCTTCTTTACTTAAGATACAATATAGAACAAGCTTACTCAAATTCTTTTCACATGTAGGTCTAATCGAAAAATCAGTCATCAAATATATAGTGGGCTTCTCAAGCTTTTCACTTCCTTTAAGCATATAACTACTACCAAAAGCAAATACACCAAATAACTTATCTTCACAAAATAAACCATAACTTGCTATAGGTGTTCCTACTTTCGTAACATTCGTACTCAAGTATAATGACCTTAATTCTTGAAACTGGTCAATAGTGATAGGTACAATTGCAATATTCTCTGTAATTACATCATGCTTATCAATTCTAATGATGGGCTTAGCATTCGTTGCCCTTGCTCCTTGCCTTACATAATGCTTTTTATCTGTCTTACTATAAAAGTAAATCAGTTTATTTGGTCCTGTATTTAACGTGCCATTGAAGTATTGTTTAAGCTCTTCAACCGGTCTTTCTGTTCCAATGACAAAATTATCCAGCCTGCTTACTTTATGACAAAACTCAGCAATATGCACATCAGGGTCAAACATCTCATAATCAGGTTCTGTATACTCAAAGAAATTTTCAATCTCCTTCCACATTCTTTCATAGCCACCTTTAAAAAATGGAGGGAAACTGATAAACCCACAATCCACAGGTATTTCATCAAGCATTTTCATTACATCACCATGATAAAACGTATCAATGTTTGTCTTCATTCCTTCAAGTTTTTTACACAAATCACTATGTATTCTTGAATACTGTTCTTTATATCCTCGCATCATACGTTTACTATACTGGTCATTATGCATTGAATATGGCAGAATATCAGACGCTAACATCATTGTTGCTACTTTCTCTGTATCGTTATTCATATAATCTCGCAGAAAGTTACACTCACCATCGTAATCGTCTTTGATTTTCAGTTCTTCCAAGCTCTGACCTGAGAAATACTTACCAATGTACGAGCTATAAATAGTCACGTCATTACTCGTAATCTTACAGTCAAGGAGCCCACTAATAGAACGCTCAATCGTGAAATTGCCTGAGCAACCAACATATACCCTTTTTACATTCCATTCTTTGACGATATTCCCGATGATTTTTATCGCTCTATGCGGTAATGTACCTTGAAACACACTTACTTCCTCCTTTCTTCAAATAATAGCTATAAACACGAAAAACACGAATAGCAGCCTATTTCTGGCTGCCTCGTGTTAATCTTCTTAATTACTCTGTCTCTTAATCGAATAAGCTCATCTGCTTATGACTAAGAATTTTCTTCAAGTCTTTCTTGTCATCTCTTAACTCAGGAATCTCAACATCAATTCCTCTTAGCCAAAGTTCCTCTTCTAACCATCTTGCAACAATATGACGATGACAGAAAGTTTCTCCTTTCTCAATTTTATCCATACTTTCATGACATAAGATAACTGCATCATGTAAATCTTCCCAAACCTTCATCGGGTCAAGTTTACTAAGTATTTGCTCTCGATATACTTTTTCATATTCTTCCTCATCGGTTATATGAATCATATCCCACGTTGGAAACAATGCCGGATATCTTTCTCCATGAAAATACCTTGCACTTCTTGCAATACTTACTAATCGTAAATCTCTGTCACGAAAAGCTTTTGAATTTACTCTTCCAAAGTAACTTGTCTTCATTTTACTTTTTTTCCATCTCCTTTTGGATTTTTCTTATTATAATTATATTATACCATAATTAAATAAGCTTGTACACCTTTTCTTAAAAATTTTTGAAGATTTTTATATTTTATTCAAAGCCT